GCGCCTTGACCAACGCTGGCACAAGCTCGTTGAGTGACTCACTCTGCATTGACGCTCTCCTTGATAGAGACTCGGCCAGCACCATCTCGCAGGCACTGGTTCTTGAACGAGCAGTACGAGCATTGCCACCACCGGCTGCTCTCGGGGTTGAGAACCACGAGGTTGCCATCGTCGTCCACGGCCTGCCGCTCGGGAAGAACGTCAACGTGCAGGTCATCAAGGATCTCGGTCAGCCGTCCAAGTTCCTGATACGCCAGTGGCTCCCAAACCTCACGGGGGATGCGCCACTCAGCGATGATCCGGCTCATCTCGTCAATCTCCATGCGAGCTGCTGCCTGCTTGGAGATGGCTTCGAGGCTGATGTGCCCGATGATGATGTCGTCGCACTCGTTCGCCAGTGCGTTGAGAGCCGCCTGGATGACCGCTGAGCGCCTCGGACCGACCGGCGTGCCCAAACCCTTGTTGGAGAACCCGACGCTCTTCTTGAACGCCGTGCCGCCCATCGTCTTGAGTTCGTACAACGTGCGAGTGCCGTCAGGGTGGGTGAGGATGCCGTCGTAGTGACCCGACGTGATGCCGGGGATCTAGGACTTGCCCTCTTCCTCCCACGCTCCGCCCCAACGCTCTGCTGCTGCGGCCTGCACCTTCTCGTGGATGGTGGTGCCAACCCACGTCACCAGCGTTGCCGGTGCGTCAAATGGCTCGCCCTCGTAGCCGAGGTTGCTGTAGGCCAACTTGCGCCCACACGATCCTGCGTCGGAGTAGCGGAACGGGGTGTCGAACGCCTGAGCCTTGCGGCCCTTGGCCTCGTTCTCGTCCATCATCTCGCTCAGCCACACATGGCTGATGGTGGAGTGGCGCTCTGGCGCCTTCCAGTCGTACATCACACGACCTCCTGGCAACCGGCCTGCACTTCGGCCAGCTCTGGCACCGACCATGCGTACTCGGGGTACGCAAAGAACTCGGCGGTGCGGATCGGCAGCTTGACCAGAACGTGATCCGGGCCTGGGTCGTCTGCCTTGCACTGAGCGTTGTACAGGTCACGCAGACGAGACAGCTCGTTGACTGCATCCTGCAATCGGTGGCCGACCGCCTCGACCTGACCGGCGAGCGATGCGAGAAGAGACTGATCTTGGATCAGATCTCCAATCGCCTTGAGCGTGGGATCGGTGAACCGAACCCGGTTGATGGTGTCCATTGCATTGCCTCCCTTAGTAGGTGATGTCACCCATAGTAAAGGAGTTCAAGCAGATGTCAAGGTTTTTCTTTGAGAGATGCAAACGTGGTCGTGGAGAACGTCAGCGAGGGTTGCCATTAGGCGTGACGGCTGGGGCAGATCGTAGAGATGTCCAAGGTCTACAGTCGCCCCGCAACGCTCGCATTGAGCGCACAGGTGCATGGGTTTCCTAGTCGGTCGAAGGTGCGAAGAGACTAGGAGTGTAGTCCTCCAACCGGACTCCCGCATAGCGTCGGCAGAGGAAATCCATTGAGATCTCCATGAGATCGTAGGAGCCGTTCTCAACCTGGTGCTTGACGATGATGCCTCGCCAGTACGCCTGCTGGGGGCCGAGGTAATCCTCGTCGTGCATGTAGAACGCACCGGCCACGAGGCCGCGCTGCTGCTTGCCAGCGACGTACCGGATGCCGTGAATGAGCATCTGCTGATGACCCATCGTGAACGAGTGACCGATGGTCTTGAGGCGAGTCTCGATGTTGGTGCCACCGTAGGGACGACCGTTCATCTGGTTGTAGAAGTAGTGCGAGTAGGCAACGCCGTCAAGCCAGAGGATCTCTCGGAACGGGACCACCTTCCAACCATGCTCGGCGTAGTTCAGGTCGTCGGTGCCGATGACGCCCTCGAGCTTTGCGTCTGAGCTGATGGCACGGTTGATCCTGTCCTCGTGGTTGCCGAGACAGATCCACTTATCGGGCTTCCACATCTTCTCTTTGTACAACTTGCGCTGAGTGTTGTACGTTGCGATCGGGCCGTTGAGGATGTCAAAGCCGTAGTTGGCAGCGGCGATGTCGGCCTTGTAGCGTCGGCCTTCCATCTCCTTCTTGCCCACGTCGTAGGAAGAGAGGCTCGGCATGTCGGCGTGGTCACCGATGTGGATGATCTTGACGTTGGGCCGACCGCCGAAGTGATCGACAAGGTACTGACCAGCCCACTCAAGGTGATCGAGGGGCACACCAGGCTTGACCTGTGTATCGGGAACTACTACATGGATGGGCAGGTCCGACATTCCAACTCCCTTGGTTACGGCATAACGCTTTGCGTTACCCTCGCTAACTCCGCTGGGGTGATTTGGAACGGGTCGCCTGGACAGATCCAACCCCCGTGTTCCCAACATCTTGCCACAAGAGCTGAGCAGATGAGTGCATCCCCGTTGCGGCGGAAGTCAAAGGCGATTGCCTTCGGCGTAAGGAGCGACAGTGCGATAGAAAAAATGGCTGCAACACTGTATTTGACGCCGACCTGTCGGAGTGCGTAGTCGATTGCCTTGAGTCGGTCAATGCCGGGGGGCGCTGGGCGAACGACGACATGCCCATTGGGGGCAACGTCCTTGAGATCCACCGTGACGCAACGGCGCCCCATCTGAGTGCAGCGGATAGTGCCGTCAGGGGTGACGTTAGTGACGATGGCTGCGTGGTTCCAGTAACGGTACGGTCGCCACGAGGGACGGAGCCATTGACCGAACCGGATGAGGATGCCGAAGAGTCCCTTGGAGTGTGCAAGGACGATGTCACCGATCTGCGCCGTCATCGTGTCGCCTTTCGTGTTCTGCTTTCAGGATCAGGAACTCACGCTCAAGCCAGAGCATCTTGGAGTCACGCTCGTCGTCCTCGGCAGCCTCTTCCTCATCCTCAATGCCCGAGGTCAGGTGCGTAGCGTGGCGAGTAACGAGGAAGCCAGTGATGAGGATGGGGATGATCCCGAGCCAGCCCCACCAGCCGTAGTGGGTCGTCAACCTAACCGCTGCGATGGACAGGACCGACATCTTCGCCAGATCCCCAATGGCATCCATCATGCCAGCGAGGTTGCCTCGGCCAGCGTTGATCGCACGAACGAGGATAGTCCCCACTGTGTCCATCACCGCCATGCCAATGCAGCCAACGACAGAGAGTCCAACAATCGGCCAGAACATCAGCCATCCTTCTTCTGCGCCAGCTTGAGCAGGTCGTGTACGTCCTCAAGGATCTCGCCCTCTTCGGATACCTCAACGAAGATCGCCTCGGTCAGCTCGTGGAGCTGCTTGGTCAAGGCCCGGATCTCTTCGGACGTGACAGCACCAGCCTGGGCGAGCGCCGGTTGGGTGACTGCTGAATAGATCGTGAGGATGGCGAGCAGGTAGAAGTAGTGCGGGTCCAGTTGAGGCCACGCAATCTCAATCACGCAGATGACAAGACAGACGAACAGGGTTTGGTAGACGCCCTTGCCCGACGTGAACCACGCATCAAACCGCTTGAGAAGGATCTCTCCCCATTTGTGAGTCCACGCCTTCCACCGTTCGATCACTGATCGCGACCCTCGTGCACTCCTAGATGGTGCTCAAGGTCAAGGGAGATTCTGTCAACCTTCTCATCAAGCTTCTCAAGGTCGGCAAGGATCTGGTCGGCCACGGCCACCAAAGGCTTCTGCCCTGGCAGCCGGTGGTTCACCGCGTTGTCAATGCTCTTGAGTCGGTCCTCAACGGCGGTGACGATGTTGTTGTGCAGCCATCGCCCAACGCCGAAGATCGCACCGCCGATGAGAAGCGCACTGGCAATCGCCCCGAGCAGGGCGCTCCAATGGTCGATGGACGTTGCAAGCACGGGTCAAGGCTTCGTGGCGTAGAGGTTGCGGAGCGTCATGCCGGGACCGTGGAACGCCTTGTACGCAAGCCACGATTCCATGTTCTCAACCGCGATCGGTGCGCCGTGGATGGCGATGGAGGAAGCAACGAGCCATGCTCGGTCAGCCTCGTCCTGCGATGCGAAGGGGGTGTAGGACATGTGGTTCCTTTCAGAGAAGAAGAAGGTTGTGGATGTACGGGGGCTTGGGCTTGGGGGCAACGGGGGCAGGTGAACCGAAGAACGCTGCGTACTGGCCGTCGCTCCCCATCCACTGTGAGCCGTCAACGGGCGCTGAGATGCCGCTCACGCTGAGTGCGTCGGTGTATTGCCACATCTGGCATAGCCCACTCGGACGCTGCTGACCGTAGGACGCTTCCCACGTCAGGGGGTAGATCGTCCGGTTGATCGTGGACCCCGAGCCGTAGAGCATGTTCACGGTTGGCAGGGCAGCACGGAACGCCTGCATCCAGGCTGTGTTGGTGGACATCTCCACGTCAAGCACCTTGGCATCAGCGCCAGCGACAGACTTGAAGTAGGCAGCCTCAGCCGCCACGTCTCCGAAGCTGGCGAAGTGGTAGGCAGCCACGTCCAGCCCCGCGGCTCGAGCGCCTGCCATGTCCTGTGCGTAGAACGGGTTGGTGTAGCCCGTGCCCTCGGTGGCCTTGACGATGACGCCCGTGACGCCCGATGCCTTGACCGCGTTGAAGTCAATCGGGTGAGGGTTGTTGCTGCTGAGGTCGATGATCTTTCCGGGCATCAGGCGCTCACATACTCCACGATGAGGAAGGTTCCCGAGGCGCTGTACGCCGAGGCGTACGAGGACTGGTTGTTCAGTGCCGTCATGCCGATCTGGTCCCCTGCGTTGAGGTAGACAAGGTCGGTGATGTTGGCGGTTGATGCCAAATACGCTCCCGATACGCTTGGTGCAGCGGTGGAGACGACGGTGTTGGTGCCACCAGAGGTCTTGACAAGGTTGAACTGGTTGATTTTAGAACCAGAAACTCCGTTGTCTGCCATGTTGCCTGCCGTGAGCTGTGCGATGACACGGTAGGTGCCAGCCACGGTGGTCGTGATCCGGTCGGTGCCAGCCGGAATGGTCAGCGAACCCGAGGGGTTGGGGTAGCCCGAGTTGAAGGCAAGGCCCGTGATGCGCTGCGGTACGCTGGTGGAACTGGCGAAGGTTCCCGTGGCCGATGCCTTGGCGAAGATCTTGGAGGTTGGACTGACCCAACCGACAGTGCCAGATGCCACGCCGAGGTACTGGCCGTTGGTCCCGATCCCAAGGCGTGACAGAGCGTTGGCCCCGGAGCCGACAAGCAGGTCGCCCGCCGTCGTGATTTGTCCGACAGTCTGCTGCATGGCGTAGTTCGCTTCGTCAGCATCAACCGCTGCAAAGACGACGACCGCGAGCGCCGTGGATGAGTGCGACTGGGCTGACGTGCCGTCGTAGCCTCGGCCTGCGCCCGAGCCGTAGACGGTGACGGTGCCGCTGCTGAGGTCAATCGAGCTGCAAAGGATCTTCTCTTCGCTCGTGGTGTTGTAGTCCACTGAGACGACGAACGGACCCGACGTGCCAAGGTGGTTGACGTTGCCAGGTGCTTCCACCCAACTGCTCGGAGCTGCGATGCCGAACGTCGTGTCGCTTGGCCCAATGTTGGCGAGCAGCGTCGTCGCCTGAGCTTTCCCTGAGTAGGAACGGGTGACGTATGCGGGCAGAGTCATGTCAAAATCCTATCGTAGTTAGCCAGTGACGGTCTTGAGGTAGACGACCATGTCGCCGTGGTATCCACCTTGAGTGATGTTGCGCCGGCGCTCGGGGAGCCAGTCAAGTTGGTCAACGGTGACCGAGGCTTGGAACGGACCCTCAACGTAGGACACGACCTGCTGCGACTGACGCAATGCTTCGAGGAAGGCGTACTCCTTAT